ACGAATTTACTGCACTAACATCTGCAATCTTTCAGATTGTAGAAGCAGTTGGAGAAGTAGAGACAGCAGTACGTGGTAGCAATGAAGCAGTACCACCTAACCCAGCAGTAGCATCTATTGCTAATCAATTTAATGGCACAGTTGTAGATTCATTTAATACACCACCACCATCAATAAGTGCAGGTTCACGTACTTGTCCTCACGGCACAATGACACGCATCCATGGACTAACAGGTAAGTTCGGTCCATACAAGGGTTACTTCTGCCCTGCTAAGCAAGGCGACCCAAGCAAGTGTACTACTCAGTACATCAAGCAGAACCAAGCAGAGTGGAACTCATTCGTACCTGACCAGACCAAGGCATAATGAAAACATTACGCCGTAGTATTGGTAAGCCAGAAGTAGGGGGAGAACCATTACCCCCTCCCTTTCAGGCTTTTCAACGGGAAGGCATTATCCTACGCCGTGCAGAGGTATCAGTAATTGCTGGTACTCCTGGCGCAGGTAAGTCATCTATTGCATTACATATCGCAGCAAGACTAAAACAACCAACCTTATACTTCTCTGCTGATACTAATGCACACACTATGGCTATGCGCTTACTTGCTATGAAAGCAAAGATAAGTCAGGCGCATGCGGAACATATGCTTAAGACAGAGCCAGCCAAAGCAGAAGAACTTTTACGTGAGTTCTCTAATTTGTACTGGTCGTTTGAACCCAGCCCAACCCTTAACGATTTAGATGCAGAGGTATCTGCATTTGAAACTATGTGGGGTAGAAGTCCTACGCTTATCGTAGTAGATAACCTTATGGATATTGCTGTTGATGGGGGCGAAGAGTTTGCTGCTATGCGACAGGTCATGAAAGAACTCAAGTATCTTGCAAGAGATACCAACGCATGTGTACTAGTGTTACACCATACTAAAGAAGGTGCTCAAGGTTTCCCATGTCAGCCACGCTCAGCGTTGCAGGGTATGGTTAGTCAGGTACCTGCTATGGTGTTGACAGTAGGACAGATGATGCAAGGACCAGACGCATACCTATGCGTAGCCCCTGTTAAGAATCGTTATGGTAAAGCAGACTTTACTGGTAACACATACGTATCACTATCATTTGACCCAGCCTCTATGTACTTAGAGGATGTAGTAAGAGACTACAGACAAGTAGAGATGAAGGTGTAATGGGTAGCGCAGCCAAAGCAAAAGGCTCAGGAGCAGAGCGAGATGTAGTTAAGTATCTCAAGCAATGGTTCCCTTATGTAGACAGACGCTTGGCTGGTGCAACCCTAGATAAAGGTGACATCTCAGGTATACCTGGAGTTACAATAGAAATAAAAAACCACGCCAAGATGGACTTGGCGGGGTGGACAGAAGAGTTGATAGTCGAGATGGCTAACGACAACGCATGGACAGGTGTGGTGTGGCACAAACGTAAGGGTAGGGGAAGCCCTGAAGATTGGTACTGCACCATGCCTGGCTATGTGTATGTAGATTTATTAAGGAGAGCAATTGGAAAGGGACAAGCCTGACATTGGTGAGTACCTCCACTACATAGGCGCCACCGTGCCTGCTATGGGCAGCGGTTGGCGCAAGATGAAGTGTCCGTTTCATATAGACAGTCATGCATCAGCAGCAGTAAACTTTGATAAGAACGCCTTTATCTGCCACGGTTGTGGAGTTAAGGGCGATACTTATTCCCTAATTATGTACAAAGAAGGTGGTGATTATCGTGAGGCTGTCAAATTCGCAGCGTCAGTTCTTGCTTCAGGCAACACAGAGATACGCAGCAAAGATAAATCTCGCAGAGGAATATCTAGCAAGCCGTCAACTCTCGGTAGACGAGGCAAGCATCTTTCATCTGGGGGTGGTAGACGAACCGCTTCCAGGGCATGAGCCTTACAAAGGTAGACTTGCTATCCCATACATTACACCGTCAGGTGTAGTTGATGTTAGGTTCCGCAGCATGCATGGTGAAGACCCTAAATACATGGGTCTAGTAGGTGCTAAGACAACCATGTTTAATACACAAGCATGCTTCGTTGCAGACAAATACATTTGTGTCACCGAAGGTGAGTTCGATTGTATTATGATGTCAGTTAAAACTACACACCCAACCATTGGTATACCTGGGGCTAACAATTGGAAGCCACACTATGCCAAGATACTTGATGACTTTGATGTTGTCATTGTGTTAGCAGATGGTGATGCAGCAGGGCTAGAGTTCGGTAAGAAAATCAGTAGAGAGTTAGGTAATGTCAACATCATCAGTATGCCTGATGGTGAAGATGTCAACAGCATGATGATTAAACAAGGAAGTGAGTGGCTAGATGAGCGAATCAGAGAGTGCATTACCCCCGCTTGACCATACGTTTTGGGAACACGTTGAGCATTTAGATTTTGCTATTGGTATTCCAGTATCAGAAGATAGATTGCTTGATGTAGTAGGAGCGTTGCATGACATCTATGACACCCTTGTTAAGGGTGACTTAGAAGATGCCAAGATGTGCACTACAGCATTGGCTGCCATTCTAGTAGCCAGCAAGTACGGCAAGGCAGAAGAAGTATGGGCTGAGTTCTCAATCAAAGAAGCAATGACTAACTTTGACGACCACATGAAGGAGATATTAGATGAAGAGCAGTAATGATGTAGATGTAATCTTAAATGAACTAGCAAAAATCATGTACAAAAAGCATGCCGACTATGGTCCTATGAATATATCAGGAGCACCAGGCGGACCAATGAACGGGCTACGTGTGCGTATGTATGACAAACTCGCACGGCTTAACAACTTGATAGATACGGGCGACACGCCCAACTATGAATCTATTGAAGATACACTACTTGACCTTGCAAACTATGCCATAATTGGGTTGCTTGTCCAGCGTGGACAGTGGGAAGGAATCCCTAGCAATGGAGAATAGATGTGAAACGAGTAGTCGTATTAAGCGATTTACAGATACCGTATCAACACGATAAAACTGTAGATGCCACACTAGAGTTTATCCAAGACTATAAACCAGATGAACTTTGGTGTGTAGGAGATGAACTAGATGCACCAGAACCATCACGTTGGAACAAGGGTATGGCAGGAGAATATGCTGAGACCCTACAAGATAGTATTGATTTAACGCACGACATCATGGCTCGTTACCGCAAGGCTCTGGGTAACAAGCCATTTTACATTCAACGCAGTAACCATACTGACCGCATTGATACATACATGCGCAAGTATGCGCCAGCCTTTATGTCACTCAAGTCATTAGAGATTGAAGAACTACTAGGCTATGGCAAGTTAAAGATTAATTACTTACATAAGATGCATGAGTTGTTACCTGGTTGGGTAATGGCACATGGTGATGAAGGCGCACTTAACCGTGCACCAGGAGCCACTGCATTAAATCTAGCCAAGCGTTTAGGAAAATCAGTAGTGTGTGGACACACGCACCGCGTTGGATTACAACATGAGACCACAGGATTTTACGGAAAAACCAGTACTTTATACGGGTTAGAGGTGGGTCACATGATGGATATTAAGCAGGCATCTTACCTTACATCAGGCTCTGCCAACTGGCAGACAGGCATGGGTATCCTTGTTGAACACAACCGCAAGGTCACACCGTTTGCTGTGCCAATTGTAAATGGCGAGGTAATTATTCCATAATGAATTACATTGAGGAATACAATCAGTTAGTACAGCAACTTGCTGCCGAGTACGCTAAGCGTTATGCTATGTTAGAACGTGATGACATAGGGCAAGAGTTGTGGGTATGGTTTGTCAGTCATCCCCGTAAGTACAAAGAGTGGTCTACTCTAGAACAAAAAGACCGTGACAAATTAATTGCTAAGTCATTACGTAATGCTGCATTAAAGTTTTGTGAGTATCAGAAAGCACGTAAGATTGGCTATGATGTATCAGATTTATATTACTATGATGTGTCAGTAGTAGAAGCCTTCTTGCCTTCAATCATTGGCGAGACTTATGAAATCCCTACCAAGATTCAAGACCTCAACGCTAAGTTTGGTAGTGGTGCAGCATCAGATGGTAACAACTGGTTATCGTTACGCTCAGACATAGCATCAGCCTTCTATAAATTATCAGAGCAAAAGCAAAACATACTAAGGCTACGCTTTAGCGTAGACTCACCAGACTGGACAATGCTATCTAAAGAAATGGAAAGCACACCAGACGGAGCACGCATGAAGGTGCAGCGTGCACTTAATTCATTAGTCAAACACCTAGGAGGGTGGAAGCCATATCATGAGCAAGACAACCAAGAAGACACCGCTGTATCAGAATCAACAGATGTCGAGCAGACCGAAGACACAGACGAATAACCAAATCATTCTGTGTTGGTGTGATAGTGGTTCCACTGATGGCAAGTTTACTGAAGGTGTTGTGTATGCAGCACTAAAGTCAACCCTGCCTATCACATCAGCCATGCGTGTACAAGGCAACCAGATTGGAAGACAACGCCAACAGGCGTTAGATTTCTGGTATGACAAAACAGACTTTGATTGGATTCTGTGGATAGATAGCGACATAGTACTTAATGAAGAAGCACTTCAAATGGTATGGAACGCAGCAGACCCAGTAGATAGACCAGTAGTTACTGGTACATACTTCATCTCTAAAGAAAATGAAGGTTCACTTATGTCCCCGTATCCTGCTGTATTTAATTGGACTGAAGATGATTATAAGATTTCATATTTACACCCGCTACCAGTTAATGCGCTCATTAAAGTCGGTTCAGCGGGCTTTGGATTCGTGCTCATGCATCGCAACGCAGTCACAACAATGCGAAAAGTGCATGGTGCTGTCCCTTACTTTAACGAGACTGGAGTTGGCGAGCAGTTCGTATCGGAAGATATAAACTTCTTTAGGTTAATGGCTAAGGCAGCAGTACCTTTGTATACACACACTGGTGCATTAGTTAAACACATGAAGCGCTTTGCACTTGATGTCGAGTACTATAAGATGTACTGGAATAGCAAAAGTGAACGACCTTAGAGGTGAACCAACCTTTGCTTGCATTTGTGGATGCAAGATGTTTAAGGTTACGGTTATGTGGGATGAAGACACCAGAGCAGTAGGCTGGTACGACTTAGCCCAAGAATGTATAGAGTGTGGGACAGTTACAACTGCACCCACTGAGATAGATGGAGATGATTGTGCCTAACTATGATTACAAGTGCGACTTGTGCAACATGACACAAGAGGTGTATCGTGAGTTTGGAGATGACAGAGAACCAATCTGTTGTCAGATGGTAATGACTAGAGTATGGACTTCACCACCCGTGAAGTTTAAAGGCTCAGGTTTCTACTCAACTGGAGGATAATGTACGCATTTCGAGAAGAGGCTAACTGTGCTAACTCAGACCCTGAAGCCTTCTTCACAGAAGAAAAAGCAAGTACCTACCCCAACATACGTATGCTTCGCAAGATATGTGGTGCCTGCCCAGTAATTAACGAGTGTCTAGACTATGCCCTAAAGCATGAGGTCATGGGATACTGGGGCAATACCACCGAATATCAGCGCAAAGATATGCGTAGAAAACTTAATATAATCCCACGCCAGTTGTATTTAGACTATAATTAAAACAGAAAAAGACCCCCGCCAGGTAGGTTAATGTACCTGAGCGGGGGCTTCTTGTCTCTACGGGGCTGCTAAGCCCCTTAAAAGGGTATTACTTTGAACCGCGACCAAACTCTGGAGCAGAGTTATCTAGCCACTTAAGCAGTGGACCAGCAAATCCAGCCAGTGCTGCCATTGCTAGTGTCTTAAGGTCTGACTCACCAGCAAGGAATAGTGCTACAGCAGAGGCTGCTGCTGCACGAAACCATGTTAGTGATAGTTGCTTGAATTGTTCCATTGTATCCTCCTAGGGGATTAGGATTTTGTACTGTGCAATTTGCAGCAAGTACAAACTTCGGTTTTGTATGCCTTCTTAGCAGGCACAGGTGTTACCTTTGCAATAATCTGATTAACAATCTTAGGTTGGTCTAGCCATGAAAACCAGGGAGAAGTATCGTTCCTGCAAGCATCAACAATAGAAATATGTAAATGCTTATTGTGAGGGTTACTCCCAGTGTACGGTCTGTTTCCTTGCTTAGCCTTTTCTTTAGACCAGATTTTGCCTTGAAAGATAAGATACTTAACACGCTTATCTGCTTTAACTTTTTCAAAAATGTCAGCACAATCAATTCCATTCTTAGGGTCATGCGTTAAGTCAACGGCTAACCCTGTGTTGTGGTCTGAGTTAGGACTCTGCTTCATGTGTGCAGCAGATGGCAGCAACCCATCACTAGCCTTTTTGCGCTTAGGGCGCAAGGCTGTTGCTTGTCGTAGCACTGCTATAGCAGCAGGTGTTGCTTTACTCATCGTCATCTTCCCATTCTTCAAGGTCAATGTTTGGTGTTACTGGGTCCCACATTGGCTCAGGTAATATAGTTGTAAATCCCATTACTGTTTCTCACATAACAATTTATAGATGTCGTCTACTCGAGTCTCAACACGGTTCAATCTATCGGACACACTGCTGCCACCATTGGGCTTAAGTTCTGCTAGATAGTGCTTGACCATCCAGCGAATCATAATAGCAAATGCACCTATAAGTGATGTTATTGATAGGGCAAATGCAGCCCAGTCTTGTAGCGACATAGTGTTATACCGTTCTAATGGTCAGAGAAATTATACCGCCGAAGCCAGTAAGTTTCTTATCGGGGGGAGTACTTGTGTTAAACAGTACTTGTTCAACAAGTACCTGTTGTGTTTCTCCCGTGCGAAAGTCTTGCCAAGACACAATGTCTCCATTGCTCTCAGCCGTTTCTAGTGCTGCTAGTTTATCGAAGGCTCTGCCTTCGTAGCCTATAGTTGTGTTGTACTTGTCTGTTTCAATATCAAAGTTCATCAAAGGAACCTTGATAATTCTGTTACGTGGGTTAGCAGGTAGTGCTTTAAGTTGGTAACCCTTAAATTCAGGACCCTTAGTATTGTCTGTTGCATCACGAAATAACACAAATCGCAAAGCAATTGCATCTTGTGGACCAGTTGGTTGTGTAATTGTAGACTCAGGATTACCAATAGCAGCATCGTATGAGTTAACATCATAAACAGTGCCATCAAAGTCAACCGTTTGCAGGCTCATGGAGCCATAATTAAATGAACCTAATCCAACAATGCGCTTAAAGTGCTTGTGTTCTAATGTGTTGTACCTAATATAACCAGTAGTTAAGTAACCATTGGTTACTAATTCTGTAGGTGACTCTAAGTAAATTGCACCATCTGTTACCTTATAGGCTGTAGTAAATGTAAGACGATTAGTGCTACCCAAAAATGCTACACCTGTTGTGTAATGTTCTGTGCTTTGTTGTATTTGCAAATCGTT